ACAAAACAAACCGAGGGAGATAATCTTGATGCTCTTGATCACTCTTAAAGGAACAGTATCTTACTACGTCCCGACAGACTCATCAGCTCGATTATTTGCTTACAAATACTTTATACACCACGTGCTTGCTTTGTCATTTGCAACTTTACAATTGTACAATGTCGAGCCGTGTTTTTATGGCAATCTTCCTCGTGCTCTGCTATATATCCTGCCCTGCATTCTCAACAATGACTACAAAATGGGCGGGTCTGCCATCTGGTGCAAGCCAGATTATATTCGCGAACTTGTCCTATGGGGACTTGTTTGTGGATTCTACCCCCGAATACAAAATAGGGGAAGGAGAGGTTACCGGGTTAACTTACAAAGACTCGGGAATCGCAGAGCTTACCTCTCATTCTTACACAGGCTTGATGGGCGCAATCTTAGCGAAAATCTACTCAGACGTCCAGAAGCCTTTTTCACCACTGTGGAAGATTTCTCTCGAACGATTGGAGTCTTTTACCAAATCAGGGATAGAGCTCTCGCACACTCTTATAGAGAGTTGCCTCTGGACCGTTGTCACGATCTGGTTGGCAGCCTATTCCATGATAGCGAGACTGGGGTGGTCACTTATAACCAACTTCACTCTACCTGTCCTTGCGCTGGCTATTCTCTGCTTATTAACGACAGTGATTTGCCGTGCTCTGATTTGGCTCTATTCACAGCTCCCTATGTTCCTTTTAACGTTTCCTTGGGCCATGATCAAATTGGTCACCAAGTTGAGATTCAGGAGGAGTAAGGTGATCAAGGAACAAGCCTGCGAGGGATACACTACATTTTCTATCCCCCAAAACCCCCCAAAACATTCCGTGGTGGAAATAATTCACCCAGACGGATCCCACTCAGGATATGCCACCTGTGTAAAATTGCACAATGGCCACAATGGGCTTTTAACAGCTTATCACGTGGTTTCTAGTGAAGGTAAGGCTGTCCATTCGCTCCGAAACGGTGCCAAGATAAAGTTGGATGCTTTCAAGCCCTTCTTTGAAAATGAATTCTTGGATATAAGTCTGTTTCAGGGGCCTCCGAGTTGGGAAAGTGCCTTGGCTTGCTCGAGCGTAAACATGGTTTGCGTAAACTCGCTTGCCTTGTGCGAAGCCCGTCTCTTCGGATTCGAGGGGGATCAATGGAAGTCCAGGAATGCGAAGATAATCGGAAGCTATGAAAAACAAGTTTCCGTTTTGTCTAACACGGACAAGGGGGATAGTGGTTCTGCCTATTTTCATGGCAAGAATGTGGTAGGGGTGCACTCCGGTTATCCAACAGACGGAGAAAATTTTAATCTCATGGCCCCAATCCCCAACATCCCCGGTTTAACCTCCAACAAGCTGGTCTTCGAAACCACAGCTCCACAGGGTCGAGTTTTTGATGATGAAACTCTCAATTACTTTGACGAGCTCTGTGAAGAGTATTCAATAGAAGAAGCCAGATACATAATGCAAAACAGGAGAGGGAAAAACCTAGAAGGGAAATCCCAGAACCAGGGAAACGAGCAACGCTGCACCGCCAGCGCAACAAACGGCGCTCCAAACATCCAAAAGACAAAGCGCGTGAATACTACGCCACCCCCAGTAATGGAGGTCCCCGTCGAAAGTCAAACACCTCTTCCACAGGAGGACATGATGGGGAAGATCTTAGAGGCTCTCCTAAGCCGAGTAAACATGGCGGACATCGAGGCGAAAATCGTCGAGAAAGTGGCCAAGCAGGCTGTGGAGAAGCACAACAAATCCCGCGGAACGCGCGGTGGGAAGAAGACGCCAGAGGCTTCGAAGAATACTTCGCAAGAATCTACAACTGGCAAGTACCGCCCACCTCACTCCAGGTCCCCGGGTTCCGTGACGTCGGAGCAACCCCCAAATACTACCACTCCAAACAAAAGGAGGAATCAAAATGGGGGCGGAAACTCACGGAGCAGCACCCAGAGCTGGCAGAGAAAACAGCCGGTTTCGGGTGGCCCCAGTTCGGGGCCCAAGCAGAGTTAAAATCTCTGCGGCTGCAAGCGTCAAGGTGGCTGGACCGTGCCCAGACCGCCAAAACTCCTTCTGACGCACAAAGAGAGCACGTGATTAACCGTACAGTTAGCGCCTTCGCGGCTGCTCAAACTCAAACTCCGAGTTTCTGTACGAAGGACAAGTTGACATGGCCCGAATTTCTTGAAAATTTTAAGTTGGCCGTCAACTCTCTGGAATTAGACGCTGGTGTGGGAGTCCCTTTTGTCTCTTATGGCTTAAGGACACACCGCGATTGGGTTGAAAATCCCAAGCTCCTACCCGTTCTCGCGAGAATGACTTTTGATCGACTACAGAAGATATCAGAAGTTAATTTTAGCGACATGACACCGGAGGAGCTAGTTCAAAACGGGCTCTGCGATCCTATCAGACTATTCGTCAAGGGAGAGCCTCACAAACAGAGCAAACTCGATGAAGGCCGCTACCGCCTCATAATGAGTGTGTCATTACTAGACCAATTGGTAGCCCGGGTCTTGTTCCAGTCTCAGAACAAGTTAGAAATCGCGCTTTGGAGAGCAGTACCTTCAAAACCCGGATTTGGCCTTTCCACGGACAATCAAATTGAAAATTTTGTAGATTGTCTAGCCAAGCAAGTGGGGGAGACACCAGAAGAGGTCATAGCTAACTGGCCTAAATATTTAATCCCCACAGATTGCTCAGGTTTCGATTGGTCGGTTTCAGACTGGCTTCTCGAAGATGACATGGAGGTGAGAAATCGCTTGACCATTGACTGCACCCCTCTTTTAAAGAGGCTGCGAGCAGGATGGTTAAAATGCATTTCCAACTCTGTCTTGTGCCTTTCTGATGGCACCCTGTTAGCCCAAACTGTCCCAGGGGTTCAGAAGAGTGGATCGTATAACACGAGTTCCTCTAATTCTAGAATCCGGGTTATGGCAGCCTATCATTGTGGCGCCTCTTGGGCTATGGCAATGGGCGATGATGCCCTGGAAAGCATAGACACGGACCTATCCGTGTATAAAAATTTAGGTTTTAAAGTCGAGGTTTCAGCACAACTGGAATTTTGCTCTCACATATTTAAGGAGAGAAACCTCGCCATTCCGGTGAATATCAACAAAATGTTGTATAAACTTATCCACGGGTACAATCCGGAATGTGGAAACGCGGAAGTCCTCAGCAACTACTTAAGTGCTGTGGTCTCCGTCATGAATGAGCTGAGACATGATCCAGCTCTCGTTTCCAAACTCTTCCAGTGGCTGGTTCCCAGTGCCGCCACAAAAGAATTCTAGGAAGAGAACTGAAGCTAGCCGAGAAACACGTTGTTGCAATCGTCGGAAGCAAAGCCAACTACAAGAAAGCCACCATAGATTATAAATTTTTAGCAGGTACCGCCACAGGATTCATTTTAGCGATACCAATCTGTGTGATAGGCTTATACTACGTCTATCTTAAAATATCCTCTAACATACAATCAATCGTAAACGAATACGGCAGAGGGTAATTTATGGCCACGTATGGACTCACCAAGAGAGCAACAGGAATTAAACCCATGGTTGTTGTCAACACACCTTCAAGGCGCCCACGTCGACGTACACGGACTAAGCCAATCGTTGTGGTACAAACCGCACGAACTGGACGAAGACGACGAAGACGCAGAGGACGCGGCTCTGGTAACCCACGAACAATGGGAGGATCCGGAGGCGGAATCAGTAGCCAGAAGTTTGTGTTTTCGAAGGACAACATCGCGGGCAGCTCCGGTGGAGTCCTCACCTTCGGCAAGGATTTATCAGACCACCCTGCTTTCAGCAATGGACTACTCAAGGCATTCCACCAATATAAAATCACAAACATGCGAGTACGTTACATCTCGGAAGCCCCATCAACCGCCGGTGGCTCGATCTCTTATGAGCTGGACCCCAGTTGTGAACTCGATAAACTTTCGAGCACAATCTACAAATTCGGGGTCCTCAAGAATGGTCAAGCCTCTTGGAGCGCTGAAAAGATTAATGGGAAGGAGTGGCACTCCTCTTCGGAGAACCAATTCAGGTTCCTCTGGAAGGGAAATGGAAGTAATTCGACGGTAGGTTCATTTGAAATACATTACACCTGCCTTTTCCAAAATCCTAAATAGGTAGACGCGGAACCGGGGCCTAGTCCAGGCCCAAGCCCCCCCCCCCTCCCAACCCCAACCCCAGAACCCACTCCGAAGCAACATGAGCGTTTTATAGTGTATGTAGGCTCGCCCACTATGGATATACAGGCCCGAGAGAATGATGATATCATAACCTTGACGGAGCCTGGACCACAAAATTGGCGCCGCATACAAGATGAGGACATGAACGAGGTTTCCTTAGATTCCCGTTTTTGGACCAACTCAGATCTTAAAGCCAAACCCATGTTTTACTTCCCAGTTCCCGCTGGTAGCTGGTCAGTCGACATAACCTGTGAAGGATATCAGCCGACTTCAGACCCTACAAAGCAAGGTGACAATAGGAGTGATGGATTGATAGCCTACTCTGCTGACAATAATGACAATTTGTGGAATGTCGGTCAGACAGGCAGTCTTAAGATTTCCAATTTGCGAGGTATAAACACCTTCAAAGCTGGTCATCCGAAACTGGTGGTAAATGGGTGCAATTTTAATGATGGGCAGGTGATGGAGAGGGATGGGACTCTTTCATTCCATGTACAGACAGAGAAAGATGGAAGCTTCTTCCTCACTGGACCTCCCGTACAGAAACAGGGAAGATACAACTATACCGTTTCTTATGGTGAGTGGACCAAACGAATTTTAGAGTTCGGCTTGATAACCGTTGTCTTAGACGAACATTTAGACAACTCCGGTTCCAACAAATTTAAAAGACCCCCTAGGAATGGACACCAGTGGGCCGGTCTCGTGACCGATACGGTGATGGAAAACACCGTTTCTGATAAAACCCCAGACCCGCCAAAGTCTAAACGTAAACTTGAGCCGGAGAAAGCAAACTCCGATAATAAACTCCCGGAACCTCAAAAGCGAAAGCTTGTAATAGATCCAAAGTTGGATGAGGTTGAAGTGGAGTCAATACCCGATGCACCAGAAGATTTTAACTGGGCCACTCTTGGCATACCAAGAGGTAAAGGTCCAGCTAGTCTAGCCGGGTTTAACGACACTGAACTGGCAAGGGGAAAAGACCAGAGTAGTGATGACGAATTACCATCTCATTTTTCTGCTCCTGGTTTAGATGAAATACCCGCCAAACCACAACCGGTGGATCTCTCGCAGACCTCGTTCGACTACGGAACCCACATACCTAATACAGATGATCTCGGGATGTTTGATCGACCAGGTGATAAGCCCGTTGTTTCAGGAATTCTTGATAAACAGCGGGTTAAGAGTTTTGGAAAACGCCTTTTGCCCGCGTTAAGCGGTAGCACAACTAGTTCCCTTCAAGGAGGCACTTTGAGACAGAAGTATTCAGATGCTACACGAAAGTACATGTCATCTGAAGAAGTAGTTAAGGCTAACAAAATTCGAACATCGTTAGGGAAAACGGCTTTAGCCAATTATCTTAAATCCCTTAACCTGCATGAGAGAGTAGGGAGCTCCCCCTCACAAGAGCAATGAAGCGCCAAACTTCAATAAAATTGGAACGAAAGGCTTAAAACTGAGTAGGCACGAATCTCCGTTGGAGAAGCGAGTCGGTAAAGCGTACCCTCTCCTCGGGATTTCGGTGT